CTATATCGACTGTGATGTCTAGTTCTATATTATCTACGGTGTCTGATTTGCCATCACCTTCGAAGTTTAGCTCTAATTGCACTCCACTTTCAACTGCTACTTCCGAAACAACGTCCGTAGCACCTAACATAAGTAGGGCTTCTTCTACCCTCGGAATGGAAAACCGATACGTGCTGCCTAATTTAATGTAGGTATTTGCAGGTATCTTGTTAGTCCTAGCCCACATACGTATCGTGCTAATTGACACGCGAAAGTAACGCGCTACGTCTTCGATTGGGACGAATCCCTTGAGTTCACTCATACAACCTCCTTACGATTTTCTAATTGAAACAACATACTCTGAGTCTACGTTCAAACCTTTCGGCAGTAGGTCAGGATTCTCTTCTAAGAATTGCTTGATGTTCGTCTGGTTCAATGACTTACTGAGCAACTCAGGCACTTGATTGTCCACGATAAAGCGGTACATAGACTCCCAATCGGATGTCCAGTATTTTGTTCTGGTGGAGCGATAGAAAGTGCCGTGATCCGTCTTAACGCTATTGACGTTCTCGGTCTTGCAATAATCAAGTAGCGCCTTCTTAATCTTTTCTTGGTGCTCTACTAACTGCTCATCCTGCTCTTTGAAGTCTTTAGCAATCTCGCTACGCTTCTCTTTGATTTTCATATAAGCCTTAGTCAGCTTATCAACAGATATCTTTGACATTGTGTTCTCCTTTTTCAGCACCGATTTAGTATCGGGATATTTAGTATAGTGTCGTATCTTAACTTAGTCAATTATTTCTTTGTAAAGGTCGATCATCTTTGTGTGTACGTCAATTCTATTATCAAGCAGTTGGTAAATGTGACGTTCAACGGGACTTCCTTGGAGTTGTATAACCGTACACGGATGTCGTTGTCCTGATCGGTGAACCCGAGCGTTAGCCTGTGCGTATGTCTCCAATGAGGGCGTCGGTCCCCACCACACCACGGTATCAGCGGCAGTCAATGTAACCCCGTGCGCGGCAGACTGTGGTTGGATAACTAACACCTCTGGGTCTGTCTGTTCTTGGAACCGCTTGAATATCTCTGTGCGTTTGGGTGCAGGTACGTCCCCGCGTATCACCCCTACAGTAACACCGTCTTTTTCTAACTTTTCTGTAAGGATATCAATAACATGTTTAAATGGTACGAATATAAGAGCCTTGTTACTTGTCTCGTCAATAACCTCTTTCAGTACTTTGTACCGATGCTTGATATCGAACTCCACTGCCTCACCGTTATCGGTGTACAAAGCACCTGCGGACAGTTGGAGTAACTTGTTCATGTTAACTGCGGCATTGGCAGACGTGATCTGTTCTTCTGCGGCAATAATCGCCATACGCTTGCGTAGCTCTTCATAGTATTTCAGTTGCTGTCTGGTCATTTCGACTTCGCGTTTGACATAAGTCATTTCTGGCAAGTCAAGACATTGCTCTTTCGTAAAGCGAATAGCGGGTTGTAGTGCGTTATGAACGATCTCAGATGCGTTCTCTTTGGGTATCCATCGAAATTGCGTAACCTTAAACATCACCTGATCCCGAAACGCACTAAAGAACTTAGGTACTGCTTTCGGATTAACGAGTTTAGCCAAGCCGTAGGCATCAAGTGGACTCTGTGCGGCAGGTGTGCCCGTCATCATCCATAACCAAGTGTCGGGCTTCAAAATAGCTTGTAGTGTCTTCCACCGTTTAGTCTGTGGGTTCTTGTAGTGTGTTGCTTCGTCCACGATGATTAGATCAAACCCACCGTTAGCTATGGCATCGCGCACGATCTCTACGCCATCATAATTTATTATCACGAAGTCGCTTCCAGACTGTATTATCTCACTGCGTTTTTTGGCAGAGCCATACGCCACCGAGACTGATCGGTGCATCGCAAACGTAAACAAGTCGTTACGCCATGCGGAATCCATAATTGATAGTGGGCATATAACTAGGGCGCGTCGGATACGTCCTTGCTTCATTAAGAAGTCTGCCGCCCAGATCGCACTGGCTGTCTTACCTGTACCCTGCTCATTAAAGCAGAACGACTTTTGGTTAAGGGTAAGAAACGCGGCGGTATCTTTCTGATGTTCAAATGGTTTGTGTTTGCCCGTCCACTCATAACGCTCTTTGATTGGTGACGGTGCCTTGATATTTAGGTTCCTTAAAACTTGCACTTCATCTAACCCCCAGTGCACGAGCACTTTGTTATCTTCTAGTTCTTTGCTCTTCGGTATAACGGTCGTTACTTTCTGCGGATGTCGCAGTCTTAATAGCAACGCTTTATTGTCTACGATTTCCAAAACATGTTCTCCTTAGTACAGCTAATCCCACGATACTGGTGTTCGTGTTTTAAAGTTAGCCCCGCTTCGCTCACCGATGGGGCTAAGTCGGCTATGCGGGTACTCACTACCCTTGAGCTTGCTAGATTTTATTAAGTGCATCTAGCCAACACTTTTGAATTAGAAGCCCCGCTTCGCTCACCGATGGGGCTAGGTCGGTACATAGGTCTTGGAGTAGAACCCTGAGCTTGCTAGATTTTATTACGTGCATCTAACCAACACGTAGCCACGGAGGGAGCGACTATTTCTTTTTGCTTCTAGGTGGCTTACTTAACGCGCCACCTGCGGCACGGTTCTTACTTAGGCTCTGTACAGTAACCCCATCCTTGTTACTGCCGCCACGGGCTAACGGCTTCTTGTGCGCTACGTCCTTACCTTCACGCTTGTCAGCCTTACCGTTCTTGTTGGCATCCTTGCCAGTCTTGTCCATAGCACGTCTAGCCCGTTGTCTTTCCATACGGTTCTCGTGCTCACCACGCTCTTTCTGCTGTTCGTATTCTTTCTTGTACGGTCTTGGTTTCTTAGTGTACGGCATTAGCTTCTCCCGTTGTGGGGGCACTCAGTTACTACGCAGTGTCGTCGACATAACCCACTAGGGTGTGCGTTCCACACATCGTTCTTAAAGGCGGCTTCCATCTGACCATAGTCAGACAACCACTTGCGCCATAACTTCTGTTCGTGTTCTTTGTAGTATGTATCTGTTATGAACTTATTTGCAACTGTAAATAACAGACCCGCTTTAACTACTTCGATCTCAGGAAAGTGCTTAAACAGTGCGAGAGCCATTAGCTCTAACTGACCCTTATCGGCGTACTTCGCACTCTTACCTGTCTTGTAGTCAATAACTTTAGCTTTCTTGTTCTCACGGTCTAGGATCACTAGGTCAGCAATACCACGAAACCACACGTTCTCGTCCTTGAATCCGCATGGTTCTAGGTTCTCAGTAAGTCCCATCTCGTACTCGCACAGTTTCTCACCCTGCATCTCAGAAAGTACTTTAAGTGTAGGCTCCATGTACTTGAAAGCCTCGGGTAAAGGTTTGCCGTCTCGTATGTACAACTCTGCCGCTTCGTGCGCAACTGTACCGTAGAGCATGGCTTCTGTTTCTGATTCGCTGTAGTTCTTCGCTATCTTAAGATGATAGAACTTCTTAGGACATTGCTCGAAAGACTTTATCCTACTAAACGACCAAGGCGAGATACCACTCATTGTAAAGTTCTAACCCCCGCTTTAAGAGCCGCTTCATCTCTCGCCTGTAAGTCTTCAACTAAAAACCTTACTCCGGCAGTCCAACCTCGACGCATCCCTTGGTAGAATAATCTAAGGCATACATCGGCGTGTTGCTTAATTATTTCAGCGTCTTCTGGCGCTACTTCCTCGACCATATCTAACACTTCCCGCCAACTATCTTTAGTCGCAGACCCAACAATCGTATCTATCTCTTCAGTTGTGTAATTCATTCGCAATCTCCATAAGATGTTCCAGTTCCACTTTCACAGTTAATGGGCATACCTTCAGCCCACTTCGGTACGAGCCGCATACACTGCTCTATGTAGCCTTGAGCTACAGTTAATTCATCTTCTGGTACACAGCATACAACAGAATCGTGCACCGTCAAAACCACGCGGTATCGCTTAGATATCGCTAGCATCTGCTCACCTATGATACACCGAGCGATGCCTTGGCACACGTTCTCAGTAACCTTACCACCATATATCTTTACACGACCTCGACGTGTCTTGTAGTCAAACTGCAAGCCTTTGTCGTTCTGCTCGAACCTCAAATCTTCATAGCACATCATTAGACCAGACGGTAACTTTATACCGTACTTCTCAGGTACCACTTCAATAGATTGTCCTAAGTTGTAATTACGTCCTTGAGTCATGTTCACCAAAGTCTGCTGGGCGTTACGCCAGAATTGACTTATGTGGTTATTTGTTTTCCTATAGATGTCGATAATCCGACGGGCTTCGTCAAGTTCTATATCAAACCCAAACGACTTGAGTTGATCTTGGAACCGTAGGCTACCCATACCGTAACCGCACCCGAGAATCGTCGTCTTCCCTACAAAGCGTTGGTCTTTATTTACTTTGTCTTCTGGTACGTTATAGATAGCAGACGCCATCTTCTTGTACACATCCCGCCCTTCTTGGAACGCCTCAACCAAATCTTGTTGACCTGCAATCCACGCAAGTACCCTAGCTTCGATCTGCGAAGAGTCGCAGTCCACCAGTGTGTAGCCCTCAGGTGCAACGATACTTCTCTTTAGCGCCTTCCCGTTTGGACCACGGCTTGGTAGGTTCTGTAGGTTAATCTTGTCATCACCACCCCAACGTCCAGTGTGTGCGGCATAGTACCGTACAGGTACGGGTAACTTACCTCGACTAGCTATGTCTATGAACCTCTGCGTGCGGGTCTCCTCTAACGTACTCTTTGTACCCAACCGTGCAGTGGCTAGGGCTTGCACCCTGTCGTCTTCGTGTTCGAGTAGTGCAGTGAACCCCTCGTCGGTTTTAGCAAGTGCAAGTGTTTCTTTACCTGTGGTCTTGCTGATCTTAGTAGGTGGCGTGACTCCAAACTCTTTGAGAAGCTCCGCAAACTTATTGTTACTCATAAGTTCTTCTCGTGAAGCATTTATAGTTTCCAGCAACCGGGACTTTCTTTCCTTCACGTTGTGTAAATGAGTTTCTAGTAAGTCTTGATCTAGTTCTAACACTGGCTCAATAAACATACGAAGCGTTAGGTCTATCAACTTAAGTTCTTTTGTAGGGAACCCCTTACCCATGATCTTAAATAGCTTATAAGTTAACTCGACATCGTTGACGCAGTAGTCTCCGTACTTGTCTAGCTCTGCTTCACTAAAATCTATACGTCGCTTGCCTAACGCGTTAACAACCTCGTTACCTTTCTCCCCAATCTTGTACCGTTCAGCCAGTGCTTTAAGTGATCCACCTGCATTGACACCATGTACTGCACGACCGATACACAATGTATCAGCCCAGACACGAGGGCGAATATCAAAAAGCCAACTAAGAATAGCACCGTCAAACATAGTATTGTGAGCGAGTACCATAGAGTCTGCCCAATTAAACGTATCCAAATAGTCTTTGATCTCATCATGTCTCCCGCTCGCCCATTCAGTCGGACCGTTGTTTACTTTTATGCCTACACCTATCACTTCGAACCGAGGATCGCGTATGTATTCCTCAGTAGTCATCTTGCTTAGTGAAAAATCCTTATCGTAATAGGTCTCAAAATCAACCGTTATCAAATCCATTATCTTTTATCTCCCTCCACAGTGAGTCGTCATACACATAGTCCGTATCTTTTACCTCAGCAGTGCGCATGTTCTTAGCTTTTGCCGCCCACATACTAGCTTGCATAGCCTTACCACTTTCGACGTAGCGTTGTGATAAATACTCGTACCACTCCAGTACGCATGGGGCACTTATAAGTTTGGGGTTGGTTTCACTCGCTATAGTTTGCGGCTTCACGCATCTGTTCCTCTAATGGTTTAAACTTTCCTTGCTCTTCCCGCAAACGATTTACTATCAACTGCGCATACCCTGCAATATCTACCCACGAGTCGTCATAGTCTGGGTCACCGTTCACAATCCGCGAAATCTTAGAGCAGATCATATCCAACGCTTCCCACTGGTCGGGTGCCATCGTAGTACCCACATCGTTTGCATACCTGCGGATCATTCGTTTTAGGTCTTGTGTAATCACACCTTGCGTATAAAAGTCTCCGTACCGACCCCCTCGCTCAGTGAGTATTTTATCTACGTCCATCTCGCATCCTCATGTGAATGGTCATTGAAACAATAGAGCCTAGCGATCCGCCAAGCCATAATGGTATTGTTAGTAACATAAAATACAGAACATCCCCACTTTGGATCAGTTCGTACGCCTCGAATGTCACAGCACCGTACACACCACACTCAAACACAGACATCACGGCACTCGTCCAGAATACCCACATGCGTTTATGGTGCATAACATTGAGTTGTTGGAAGGCTTTCGTAGCTACAAAGCAAAACTGTGCTACAAACAACACAATGTAAGTTGTCATCACCACCGCCCAGTTACAATTCGTCTAGCCTCAGAGTGCACACCGTACAAGTTACTGCCGACATGCACCACCTTGTTATCGTCTACTAACTGCTTCAGTGCGGTTGCAACTTCTACAGCCCTCAACTTCTTACCACCTACATTAACACTCGCTTGTATCTGCGTCTCTGTCTTAACTTCTTGCATACGACTAAGATAGGCAAACACGTTTTCTTTTATTACTTCTTGGTACTCACTCATCACTTACCCTCCAATTAGTTTATTGCGTACCAAAATTGGTACGCTTTTCTGTGTCAGTAAAAGAAGTCCCCATCATCTTTCATCACTAGGACTCCTGTTAATAGAGAAGCCGTCAGTGGTTAAAAACAAAACCAGCTTAACCATGTCCTCGGTCTCAACGGTTATTGCTGTTGGTGGCGAAGAGTCCGCTTGGTGCATGTAATGATGATCGAGCAAGTTCAAAGCCCATCGTAAAATCTCCTGTTTGTTTTTCATCACACATCCTTCTCTTCGTTGTACCCGTGGTACACAATGACGGTGGCTTTACAGCACGGACACGATAAGTTAGTGACAACCTCGTACACATCTTCTTCGTCCCCGTTCTCGTCACCGCCCCAGATAAGCTCACTTCCACACGCCCAGCAGTTCATCGTTACCCCTCCTGCAAAATTGCTTTGGCAAGTTCTTCGTTCATCATGTTCACAACACTGTACTTGTTACTGACAAGCTGTATTGTTTCGGTTTGTATAGAATCTTCCGTACCTTTCGTACGGAACTGGTATCTTAGGTAGTCTTGTCTGGATTCTTTGGTCGCCCAGTAACGCACCTTGCGCACAGGCTCGGACGGATTAAACGTCTTATAGATGTACACCTCTCGTTCTCCTAATACCCAAACAACTTTGGTATATCTTTTATATTATCTTCATTGATGACTACAGCTATGCCGCCGTTATGTTTTATATCATCTAAGTTTCTTTCTTGCAAGACTGTGGGTTTATTTTTACCTGCCTTACATTCTATACCAAAGAAACGACCTTCGAAGCACCCAACAATGTCAGGTACTCCGCTCGCTCCATAACCTCCTGTTACTGGATAGAAGTAATAGGCTCCTATACTTTTCAACTGTTCCACAACTTTCTTTTTAACTTTAGCTTCGGGCGTCATCGCCATGTTAGTTACCTCTTGGTTCTTGTACGTAATAAGTGGACTCATCAACACGAAGACCTAACCCACTAACAAACTCACCATCGGACAGTAAGAACAAAGTCGCTACGGCATTCTGTATGTATTCGGATACTTGGTCGTGCGTCGTCCTTGTTATAACACCATCGTAATACTCTGCGGGGTTTCCATTGTACATAGGTGCTGGCACTCCAGACATCATCACAACTCTCTCACCCTCAACCAATCGCACGTAAGTATATGTGTCCTTACGTAACATCTCAGCTACTTGGACGTTATCATAAGTTGTTATCAGGGACGTAAAGACAGCCTTAACACCGGGATCAGCAAAGTCATGTTGTGTTAATATGTTTCTAATCTCGTTGATAAACGATGCTTGGTCGGGTATGTCTTCTTGGCTTCTGTACCGATAAGTGCTCCCCACTCCGCTTGATAGAATATTTGTTACGTCTGAAAACTCACGTCTATCGGCACTAATTAACCCAGTAATCTTACCGTCCAGCTTTTCATGTGAACAGCACACTTCCTCTAAAGGTGTATAGCGTTTCAGAAACTTACAAGCGGTACGTAAAGCCGCCTCTATGTTCTGACTCTTTTTCATATTTGGTGCAGATTGCTTACTACGTTCGTTGTATATATCACGAGCATTGACTGTGTAGAACCCAAGCCCGTTCGATGTGTAATACGTTATGTGACCCATCACATATTTGTCGTCGGGGTAGTACACATGCAACCTACATTGAGCATCGTCCATCATGTTCGCACGGATACCAAACTTGACGCCTCGTATCTTACTTTGTATGCGGTACGCAAATCGAGCCAACTCTGCTTTGTTACTGTTCGATGCGTGCAAGTAGTCCTGTAAATTTATTTCTGTAAGTTTCTTAACTTCTATTACTCTCATGTCGATCTCCTTATAAGTTAAATTCTGCAAATCGGTATACGGGTAACATCTCGGATATCTCGTATTCGTAATCATCCCCGTAGTTTTCCACTTCTATGTCATTGTACTCCTCACCTATACGTACAAACCGTGCGGCGTACACGTCCTCAGATCGTTCTTGGTTAAAGGTATGCACGTCCTCTAGCAAACGCGTGATTGCTTGCACATCTTCGTATGAGTCGTACCACTTAACGTCGTTTACCTCGTATGTCAGTATTCTCCCCTCACCTAGCTCGTAGCGTTCCCAACCTAACTCCTCGAACCCTCCCGCTTTCTGCACTTCGGGTAGCATTGCGTACACTGCGAGCAGGTCGTCCATCGCTTCCTTAGAACTTGTTATCACTACGATCTTTACGTCACTTCTGTACCCCATGTCGTTCTCCTTTTTTAGTCCGCGGACTAAGATATTATGTCCTTGATGTTTACATACTTACCAACGTCAGGCTTGGCTTTGGCATTGTCGAGCAGACACCACAAGATAGGCGATGACCACTGACCCCAACCATCGAACAACCAACCGTCAGTAAAACATATTACTGCTTGGGGCTTGATGTTGTGCTCTTGCATATACTTGGGTACACAGTGCACTGACGTGCCACCACCACCTGTGGGCTTGGTCGATGTAACCAACTGATCGAGACCCCGTGCAGTGTACCTCTCGTCTCGGCATACTTGTGTATCCCAGTACAACACACGCACAACGTCAGGGCGTACCGTGTCACATATCTTCTTGACCTCAGTCAGGAACACAGTAAGCTCACGCTGTCCGATAGACCCCGACGTATCAATGGCAAGCACTAGCTCGTCAACCTTCTCACTGATACCACTGGGCATGTACACACCCGCTGACATAAAACGTCTGTTCGGTCTAGCCCACGTAGAGTAGTCGTTACCAGAACATGTTGATGATATGAAGTCACGCAACACCTCACGCCAGTCAACCTGTGGCTGTAACAAGTCTTGGATGTCTCGGCTAAGGTCACCGCCCATCTTACCTGCCGCCATCGCACCCTGTCGTATCGCCTCGTCTAGCTCACGCTCAAGCTCCTGCTTATCTATATCGGATAACTCTTGTGCACCTTCCCAGTCATGGTCATCCAGACCGCCGCCACCGCCTTCGTCGTCTTGCTGATCTGGTAGTAACTTGTATACAGCGGCACTGTCCATGTCACGGAACTGCGGATCAATGAGCGCACCCTTGATAACTACCGCAAAGCCATCGGTGTTGTCATCGGCAATCTTCTGGTTAATAACGTAGTCACACGCCATATTCGCACGCTTCGCATCGGCATCGTATAGATGTTTCCACGTAGTAAGGTGTCGGTATAGCTTGTGGTACGTCTCATGTAGTACCAAGAACCGTAGCTCGGCATCTGTCAAACCCTCGACAAACGCACGACCGTAGTACTCGTCACGCCCATTGGTGCACGCAGTCGGCACGTCGTCTTTGATAGCACGCTCACCGATCATCATCACACCTGCAAGCGCCACGTACTTGGGATTCTGCATGATGGCAATGACCGCCTTGGATAGGCGTTGCTCCGCTGTAAGTTGTTTAGCTGTCACAAACATTGTCGTTCTCCTCTATGAATTCAAAAGCACCATTGATACACCAACTAGCTCTGGTGCCGTTTGGTTCCTGATCCGCTGTGAGCGGACGTATCTTGGCACATGTCGCATCCTCGAACATTTTGTGGTGTACGTCTTCCGCATAGTACGCACACTCGACACACGAACCTTGGTTACTCCGCACCACACGACCTTGTTGATCTATGTGGTGTAGTATGTAGGGCAGTCCCTCGTTCGGCATGGCTTACACCTTGTCAGCAGTAAACATATAGTTGTTGTCACGTGCCCACTCGGTGAACTTCTTGTTAGTCATCACGATGTCACGCTTGCTGTACTTGGGTGCACGTACACCGTTAGCAAACAGACCTTGTGCTTCCTTGTCGAGTCGGTTGAGGTATGTCATGCACGAGTCAACCCAGTCACGCTCAAGTACAGATAACAACTTATACACAACCATACACACTGCACTGGCAGACGTAGGTAATGTCGCACCTGTCGGGTCTTGCTTGATAGACTCAAGGCTTGGTAACTGATTAGCTAACTTGACAAACGCCATCAGGTCTAGCGCACCGCGATCACCGATAGTACCCATCAGTAAACTTGTTAGTGTCTGGTCATCGAATGATGACTGCTCGTGCAACCAGTCGCTTGTCGCTTCCAAAGACCGAGGTGTAACAAACGCCGCCCGTGGTACTTGTGGGTGGAATATGTGGGGGTTCTCGTCTGGGTCGCGCACGTCCTCGAATGACTGCATCACTTGTGGATTCTCACGTACCCAACCAAGCACTATCGGGTGTATGTTGTTGTTGATACCCCATTCGATCCACTCCTCGGCTGTCGGCTTGCGTGATGTGACCACCGTGATTCTGTTGCGAGCGTGCGCAGGTAGCAGGTCGCCCACACCCTCAGCCCCAAGGTTAGTTGTAGCAAACACAATACTGTCAGGGTGCAGGGTGTAGCTCCCGATCTTGCGCTCTAACATCAGGCGTAGCAGGGCGTTCTTCACCGCAGGGTTAGCCTTACCATACTCGTCTATCATCAGTATCACAGGCACGTCGTGATGTGCGCCTAGCTCCTCGTTAGTCAAGTAGGTCACGTAGCCCGTACCGTCATCGAGCTTGGCAAGGTTAGGTACAGTGATGTCCCCCAAGTCCTTTGTGGTACAGTCGAGGTAACAGGGTATGTGGCTCGGTAACTCCTCCGCTAACATCTTGAGCATACTGCTCTTGCCCGTACCCATGTGACCCTGTACCAGTACAGTACGTTTGTTACCACCAACACGTATGGCGTTAGTGATCTGATCTAAACCCAGTGCGTACATTTGTTGTGCGTTCATTGTCGTTCTCCGTGTTAAGTTGTTTTTCTATACACTGTATAGTTTTTACATATCCAACGATGGGATATTTTTAAGTGCAGTTTGCACTGCGGCTCTAGTTTCGGCACGCAGACCCGCGTCTTCTTTGAGACCCTCGGTCGTCACACCACGGAACGCGTCTTCAAGTTGCACGCGTAGTGCTTCCATCTGACTGTCGTTTGTAATGTTGCATGTTTGTAGCATGTCGATCATATCCAACACCTTGTCGAATGTACTCTCGTGCAACCGCTTGCGTGTCTCGTTGTCCTTCCAGTCGATACGCTCACACAAAGTAGTCAGTGCGTCATAGGTGCGTTGCCATACATCACGCATACTTGTTTCTAGGAAACGGCTGTACGTATTGGCGTAGTGGTCTTGTAGCACCTGCTTCTGCTCGTTACCGATATCAATACGGAAGTCACCGCTCTCAGGCAGTGGTATGTAGTTGATACGGAAGTCGAACTTGCCCCGCAAACTGTCCACCGTAGGATAGTCATCGACATTGAACAGGTCACCGAGCGATAACTCTGCGCGTGTCATCTCCCATGTGTACGCTTGTAAGAACTCGTCAACCAGTCGGTCAAACTCGTTACGTAGTGCTGTGATCTGCTCGCTGTACTTGAAGTACTGTTGTGTTGGTAGCAAGCGCAGACCTGTATCTGACCACGGCATTGTCATGGCGTAGTGTGACTGTCGAACCTGTGCTACAAACTTACCGATAGCAATCAACTCTTGGCATTCTGCCAGTAACAACTTATTCACAGATGCCGCACCGCGCTTGGCATGGGCGTCACTTGCTACCTGCTCACTGGCACGCTTGTCTTTCTTGCGCCCTGCCCACTGGCTGATTGATAACTCACACAGCATCGCACTCGATGCGATAGATGGTGCACTCACTTGGCTTGCTTGGTCGTGCAGTTGTACTACGTTAGATGTACTCATTGTCGTTCTCCGTTTATGAATGTTGTTTTTCTAGTCCGCGGACTAAAAAGTTTTGTGGCTTGTCTCGTCAATACGGTGGGAGCCACCCACACGCAGACCCCCCGAAGGGGGTTTCGACATTCGCAGTTGGAGTTCTGCGATTCTATTACCTATTATACAGTACATGTTACCATATGTCAAGTGTTACAACTTCTTACTACTGTTTACTATTACTTGATAGCTCATCGAGCGTGTTCTGTAGCCTAGTCAGTTTGTCCTGCACTGCCGCAAGGCTTAACACTAAGTCGTCCGCCTCGTCCATGAGGCACGCTATGTCTATGGCTATGTCGTTTACTGTCTCT